CTGATTTAAGGCGTATTCTAATACTAATTTTTGCCCATTGAATAAAACTCTGCTATCAACACCTAAAAATGAAGGCAAATAAACACTCCAGCTTGATAATGGGGGTTGGTCTGTATTGTTATCAATTAAACTTTCATAAACAATCTGCTTATAAATTACTCTTGCCCCTTTAGCATAAGTTCCGGCAACCCATTGAGCATAAGGGCTTCCTGTTTTATAATCTCCTAAATATTTATCTCTCAAATATTGTATAGGAGAAATCAAAGATTGTAGCCATCGAACATTTATCGCCTGTCTTTTATCAACAGGCAATAATTCAACGACCTTACTATTAAAATTTATATTATACAGTCCCATTTTATTGTGCTATAAATTGTAAAGAATCAGCGAAAGTCTTTCCTGCTGTAGTTTCCTGAACTATGTATCCTGCGATTGTATTCCATTGCCTTTGAATAACAGTTTGATTTAAAACTAAGTCTATCCCAGCTGCGAAAGAACTTGCATCATCACGACCACGTACATTGTTAAGGACCACATCATTAACTCCTGCCACCCCTCTAATAACTCCTTCTAAATCAGAAATCTTTAACGATCCATCAAAGTTAGTAACAGATAAATTTTGTAAATAAGTATTTATTGTATCAATAACGCTTTGTTGAATGATAGAAGCATACTGCCCTTGATAATAGATTGAAGCATCAACATAAATCTTATCAGCATTTAAGCTAATTACTAAATAATTAATCCCAGCAGCTCCAATAGTATTAATATATCCTTGTGCTGCACTTAATTCCGCACTTGCTAAAGCTACATAAGGGCTACTTTTAGCCACTTTTAAAGTTACGCTATTGCTTATGTCACTTGTAACAGAACAAGCCGTTATAATACGCTTTGTATCATCTACGACAGGGTATTGAGGAACTGTATCAATTAGTTGAACTATCTGTGGGACTGTAGCATCATATTGAAATTCAAACATCTTAGCTTGCAGCCATAAAACGCTTGCCCCAGCAGAAGCATTAACCTGATTTTCTACATTTGTTAAAAATGAATCTAATAATTGCTCTAATATAGCTATGCAAGTAGCAACAACAAAGGTCCACAAATTCCATATAGCCCTTTTTGAGGTACTATTTAAACCTGCTAATTCAGGTTGTGCATTTTTTGTTGCAATAATTTCTTGTTGTATCGTATCTATTGACCTTGCCATTATATTGTTATTTGTGGGGTTGCTGTTACTGTTAATTGTACGGGAGGATTAACATAATTAAACGCTTCTCCGCCTGTGGTATCTATTAATGAGCATTGGAAGTCTATGATGTAATGATAGACATCTGTATGTTCATAATCTTGTTGCTCTGAAACTTTCATCAATCTACTGCATCCGGAAGGTTCATAATAAGTTAAAAGTCTTACTATTGAATCTCTTAAAGAAAATATGCTTTTATTTTCTTCTAATGTCCCATCAACGGAATCATACTCTGTTTGCCCTATATGAATTTTGAATGTTACATCTGATTCTGTGAAACCACTCGATAATTGAGAATGATTTTGGTTCATTTGTACTTCAACAAAAAAACAAGGAAAAGGGAATGATTCAATCTTTCCCTGTTCCATGTATTTGAATTGATTATTAAATATTCTACAAAACCCATAAGAGGATTGTATAATATTCTTAATGTCTAATATTGCGTTATTTATCCCTGCCATATTTTTTGCATATAGCTTTTAATTTTATCTAATTGCCTTTTTCTTAATAAAGGAGAATCTCCAACAAACTGCCTTTTAGGAATTTTACTTGTTCCATAATTATTATACCCGGCATATTCGTTTTCTCCTCCTGTTGTAACCACAAATTTAATCGAATTAAAGTCCGCTTTAACAATACTATTAGATAAAGCCCTTCTTAATGTACCCGTTCTAACCAATATTGCACTATTCCTTCTCGAATCAGCACCCTTCTTTGGGTATTTATAAGCCGGAGTGCCTGGGGTTCTTCTTTGTACCTCTTTCCATTTTTGCCCATCCCATTCTTGCTTATCAAATCCTTCCATAAAATAATTCAAAGTATCATTAGCGATTACTTTAGGTAGGTCCGTTTTCATACGTTCTACCTTCTCGATTATTTTATCAAAGTTAAATTTATCCATTAGTTCATGCTTTCCCAAAGTTCAACTAATAAGGGAGTTGATTGCTGCTGGCTCCCTCTTTCAATATATACCCCATCAAATTCTAATCCATCATCGGGTGTTAATTCCCTTTCTAATTTTCTCTCTACATACTGTTTAAATTGGTCATACATTCTTGGCAATAGATGAATAGCCTTAATAGGCATATTTTTAATTCTATGACTAAAAATGCAACTTGCACACATATCTACAGCTTGAACATTAACCGCTTTATATTCTTTCCAATTTATCATGGTCTATCAAAAAATTTAAAACATTCAAAATTATTAGCCAACCTTATATCATCATCCGCAAACAAAACTATTAAACAATGGTAACCTATAACTCCCCTGCTTACCACTATGTCAGTTTCTACATACATTAGTCTTCATCTTCGGGCAAAGGTAAATCAAAATTCCTTCTCCCTAATTCTTTAGGTGCTGATGTAAAATAAGGATGTTCGGGACTAAATACATAACCATCTTTCCCTACATTCATTTTAAATACATCTTGCATATCTTCGTCAGCATGCTTCTCCGCTTCTTTTACTTCTTTTTTACTGCTAATCTCGCCTTCATCTAATTGTAAAACAGTAGAACGGCAATTCCAATGATTAGGAGGATAGTATTGATCCCAAAAAGGGTCATTTACAGGCAAAGTAATCCCATCCAAAGGCTCGCATATCTCTGTAGTTTGTGAATCTTCTACTACTGAAAGTCTTAATAAAGGGAATAAGTCTTTATCTTCTTCAATCTTATTCCATTTAGCCGCCATCTGCCCACTCGCTATCGCTGTATTATATTCAGTCTTTGCATAATCTTCATTATACAATTCGTAAGTCTGTTTTGCGTCTTTAAAAAACTCCTTAAAGGGTTTTATATTATCATCTTCATCGTATATCTTATCTTGTAAAACCCTTACTTCCTCATAAGTCTTAGCAGCGGAGAACATATATATATTGGTCCTCAATTCCTTTAATAAAGCTAAATCTTTCCCACCAAATTCCTCCAATCCCCCACCAAACCCCTTGTAAACCCCTTTCTCTAAATATTCAGCAATAGCAAAATATAAATTTTCAGGCAAATCTTCGGTTGTTATATCTCCCGAAAAAATACCCTCTAACAATTTTTTTATTTCTTTTTCGCTTAACATTAAATGTATTTTTCAAATTTATCTATAAAGCCAAAATCATCATTCACTAATAAGACGCCTATAATATCCGCAATAAAACAGATAACTATTGCTAAAGATAACAACATAAATGCTGAAAAAACAAAAGGGGTTAATATTGTTTTAATCAATAACCTCATTTATAGAATTGCTTTAACTTATTTTGAATCTTAGTGGGTGCTGGAAGTACAGGGGCTTCTATCTTCATGGTTGGAATGCCTGTTCTTTCCTCAAAGTATTTAGCATCCATCTGTAAGCCTGCATTCTTCATCGCCAAAGCTATGTTAGCCGTAAGCTGATTGTTTGAATCTTCCTGTTCTCTTTGTTCAAGTAGCTCATGATTATTAGAAAAGCAAAATCTAAATTCTTCGGGTATATTAAACCCTAAATTTCTCATCTTATCTAATAAAACATCGTTTACAATATCTTCCAAGAATGCCGCATCAACTGCTGCTGTATCTCTTAATGCTTGGTGAGCAGGACTATTCTCTCCGTTATTACCCAACTTGCCGGGGATACTATCTAAAGCATCGGCATGACCTAATATAATTTTACTAATCTTACTTTCACATCTTTTCTCCAAACTTTCGTATATCTTAAAGCCTTGACCGCCCTTAGTTTCTACTAATTCAACCTCATCCATTAAATCTGTAAGGATATATCCAGCTGAACCCATATTTGCTAAAGCTGATTCAAACTCTGCCCTTTCATCTTCATTGGTCTTAGCTGTTTTACCTTTCCTCATTGGCATACCATACAATTCGGCAGCATCCACATTAAAACCTAATATATTTCTACAAATAATCTCATATTGAGCCACATAATAAAGCAATCCATAACCTACTTTGGCGATACCTACATCTGTCGGGGTTGGGACCCATACGTGCCAATCGGAATAAGGTTCTTCTAAGAATTGGGCACCACTCAATGAATAAACATAAGAAGTAACATTCAATCTATCCGGGGAAATGTTAAATCTTCTGATAATAGTAAGCCCTGAAAACTCATCATTAATCAAATCATTTAAAGCAACTAAAGAATAACCGTAAAATTTAGCTTCTAAAGCATACTCTAAAAATAGAGCAAACCATTTCTTGTTAAATAGTTTATTTAAGTCTTCATTTTCTACCTGTGCCTCATTCTTAAAACACCAATCTCTTAATAAGGTCAAATCTTTTCTTCTTTTAATACAAGCATATACATGACCATTTAGAATAGTATCATTGTACATTCTTTGCATCCTTACTCTATGTGGGTACCATGCTTGTTCCGCTTCCTTTACAGCATC